GGTGTTTTTAAGCGTAACCATCAAAGCGCTGTGGGCCGTTTACAAAGCGGCCATAAGAACAGGAAGCAAATCCATAATTCCAGAAGCATCAGGAGCAGCAGTAATCAACTTCGAAGCAACGTCACTAAATTTTTGCATATTCTTACCAAAATCAGTTCCAGTGGCTTCTGATATACCATATAAAGGACACATCAAAGAAAGAATTCTTTTAGACAAAGAACTCATGTGTGTAGGATTTTCAAAGATGATTGATTCTTTACCTAATTTATTTAGAGCTTCTACCATTTTACCGGTATCACCTTCATAAGGTCTAACAGCAATCAATCTACTTTGAGTGGTATATTCAAAGAGAGTTACTACTTTCAAAAAGAAAACAGTCGAGAGATTGGATTGAGCAGGAACATTTCCAACAAAGGCTATTCCACCATTATCTGTCGCATTTAACTTTTCCACATCAACTAAATCAGGCGCCTGGACTCGTTGGTAGGGCTTCCAAAAGGTGTAACCACCTTTTTCAGCTTTCATAGCTACATTAAGTCTACCATTTTCATCAGCACCAGAAAATACCAAACCAGACAATTTCCGATAATTTTCATTTTCAGAACCAGGTTGTAAAAAGTATTGTCTTTCTCCAGTTACCATACTCATACAGGCCATAGTACCACCAGCATATAACTTTGGTGACACGTTGGTAAGTAGAGCACTTTGAGCAACAGGTCGAAGAGTTGGGATAAATCTTGGAGAAGGCTTAGTAGCTGAACTAGGAGCGTTACATTTAGTGTAAGTTGTGGTTAATATGCAACCATCTGGATCGCCAGAAGTTTCAAATGAACCAGAAATATAATATTTCTTATTAGCATCAAAATTGAAGTAAAAATTTTCTCGCCAGAGCAAACTTTGACCATTGGAGCCTGTAAGCACACTCCATTGATCATTAGGAAGAGATACATAATCATTTGCGTATGCTGGATTACTGAAAGAATCAGTAGCTGAAGCTGCAATAAAAATGACCGTGCAATTTGTTGGTGAAGGATCTACTCCGAAATAGAAAAAAACTTTCTGAGAGGTAACCAAATCAGCATTAGGATAAACACAATAGTTACTCACTAAGTGCCATCCGGACAATCCTGTGATCGTAGACCAAGTACCTGCTGGCGCAACCATATTTTTACCAGCGTACAAACCCGAAGGAATGACACTGTCAACAAGATTGCAGAAGGTACTTGTAGGAACTACGAATTGAGAGAGTTGCAAGCTAGAACCAGAAGAAGTAACTTTTTGATTCACAGCAAGCGTCTGAAAATTCACATGTGTTGTCCAATTGGCAGCAGCAGTAGCGAGACAATTGATTGCACCATATGGTGATACGTTGTTAGTAGAAACTTGTGCCCACTCACCTCCTAGAGCTGAATAAAACAAATCAGCTTGTGGGTCAGAATAGTAAGTATACTGAGCATTATCATTAATATCAGTAATTCCTGGATTTGAAACCATAACTTGGAAAGCATCTTTGGAGGGAGCTGGTGTTCCAATGTTAGGTTGCAAAAATATAGCAAATTGCCCATTAGGATTTGTGGTAAAATCTATATTTATAGGAATAACTTGCACTGACTTATACAAAGCTACAGCAGTAGTGAAACTGTCAGGCATTTTACTCATGTGATGTTCAGGATCAGAGACTGCCATTAAATACTTAGCGTATCTAGGTTCGAGTCCTTCTGTTAACCTACTATCAAGTTTTCTTTGGTTAGCACGCATAATTGAAAGGTCTTTTCGAATTCCGTTGAGTTCCTTACGATCTATTTTATTGTCTGAAATTTGCAATTTAGCAATTTCACGTACAATTCCTTTTTTCGCAGGTGCTCTTCTTCTATTCTTTTTTCTTTTTGCTTTAATTAAAGGGGTCTTGGCTTCCATAAAACAGTTTTTAGTACTAAATTTATATAAGAACTTTAACTTAATATAAATATTTTCGCAATGGGTAGAAAGACTATGTAGTATTTACAGGTTGTAATCGACCGCTAAAATGCGGCCAAGCAACTCGGCGAGCCTAGGATCATCTTGCACAGCTGGTATCATAAACGAATCAAGTACATAATTCATCTGTGCTGGAACCAGCTTATATCGATTCAAAATCACATCAGACTTTGTGTCACAAATCTCGGACATGCTACCCCATTCAACAAGAACTTTGTGATAAAAGGACGTTTTTATTTCATCAATTATTTGCTCATAAAACTTAGGCTTCTCGGTTGATTGTTCACTTAAGTCTATATCAGAAATAGACTCCATGTGGTAAATCAAATTAGCAAAGTCAGAATGATGAGGCAATGCAAGCAATGAACTAAGCACTACTTTTTTATATGCCATTACGTGTTCAGGATTGAACACATCAAAATCAGCATATTTTTTATAATCCACTATTACAGAGAGGGCTTTAAAAAAAAGACCATAAGAAGCACACATTTCAACTCTTCCTTCAATTTCTGTAAAATAACATCTTAAGAAAGTAAGTTCTTCTAAAGTATAGACAGGCTCTATATTTGTGAACTTTATAACTTCAGATGCTAAGAGAAATTGTTTGCGGATTTCATTTATTAAACAATCAGTGACAGTCAAATTAGGAAATTGCTTTAAATTTAGAGACATAATAGCATTGACTACTATATGTTCTAAGAAAGATAACATAGCTACAGTATTTCCTACAGACGTATAAGCTGCTCCTGACAACATCATTATTTTTTTCATAACGAACATTTCGTTATCAGGTGAAGGTAACAACATAGGTCGGGTATAACAATATGCCATCAGATGCATAATGTCCTCTCGAGATAGTCCAAAAGATTTTGAAGTTAATTTTGCAAAAATTTCAGCTTCTAAATTCATTACGTTTACATCTTGGCTGGCATCATACTTTTCAGCATCAGGGGAATAGCCAAATAGGAAATTAAAATAACCATTACAATTTCCATAAACTTGTATGGTTCCGTCATCTCCAGCAGCTCCTATAACAATAATAAAATCAATTTTCTTAACTAAAACCGGATTCTCCTCAGCAATACAACAATTTATTAAATCAGAAATCTGCGCATGTGTTAATCCAGAACAATATAACTTATACACAGCAAATGTAAGTTTGTCTTTTTTAACAATGCGAAAATTATTAATCAATTCATCTTGATTGTTGAGGTAAATCTTCTTAACTTCAGCAGTAATTCCAGTTAATAACATGACTGGTTCTTTATTGACTGAAGCCACAGCTCTTGGTATTATTTCAGGACGAGGCTGAGTATCAGGTACGTACCAAGCAAAGGCTTGTGGAATAGCTTTAGCTTTCAATTTTAAGAGTTTTTCATTTTGTTTAGCAATCATTTCGGTATACTTCATTTTTTGTTCTGAAAATATTAGATTGTCTAATACCAAATCAAAATCCTCTTTGAAAATAAAATCTTCTAGGGCTGTTTGATATAAAGATCGGGCTGTAGCCGTAATGGGTCTATCTTTGATGTAGTCCTTCAATTGTTCAATAAATAACAAATCTCCAGATTCTTCAACAATAAAACTATCAAGAGACGCTAACACACTTTTCTCTAGCTTCTTTACGTATTTAGACCGGAAACTTAAGTGCTTGTCTGCGACTTCTTCCAAATATGATTCCTCAGTTTTCATCAGTTTGTTACGATTCTTAAACATCATAGAATAAGCCTTGTTATAGGTAGGGTTTGGGGCCACTATTCTATACATGGTAGTATAAGTTGCATAATCATGACAAACGCGAGGCATGGCATATAAGGCAGTACTAACATGGGTAATCAATGAAGAATGATTATCAAAGAACTTAGTACGCGCGTAGTTTTCTTGTTGTTCAAAAGAGTTTTTCAAATGGTCGATTAGGGTCGTGAGAACTTCACTGCGAATTTGAAACCCAAACATCTTATACAATAAATGTTTTGGCAAAGAGATACAGGATTGATATATTTCTAATAATCCTACTAAATCTAATGATGGGTTTTCAGGTGGCAAAACACAAGGCACCACAAAATTATGTATAGTAGCATTTTTAACTGAATATATCGGTATCTTATCACCATATTCATCTTCTTGATAAGTTTTTTCAATGGGTGGGTTAAGAGAAAAATAAGGATCAAAAGAAAAAGGTGAACTCGGGGGAATGACCGAGGGAACAAAATCATGCCACGCAAGCTGCGATTCTTCGATTTCATTATAAATAACAATATCTTGTTTTGGAGCAACGATATTATCGTTATTATTACCAATGAATGCAGATAAACTGCGAATATTTGCAAGAGCTTGTTCAAC